GGAATTGAAATTACTCGAAGTGTTAATAGAAGTGACAGATAAATTGTTAGATTATTACGACGATGGATTCGTAAATTATGAGTTAAAAGGAAACAAGTTGAAAGATGAAATGTATGATATTTTAAAAATATTGCATTTTACATTGTGGTGGTAAGGAGGTTAGATGTATGCGAGAAAAGGTTATGAAATATATTTTAGTTCATCAATATCACGATACCTTTGTTGATGAATTCAACTCACTAAGTGAATTGAGATTAGCTTTGACAAAGTTAAAAGAAACCTTTAAATATGATGGAGGTTTTAAATATAAAGTATACCGTGGTGAAGATATTACGGGAGCTGTAGAACTTATTGATGAATTGGAGGAAAAATAACATGAATAAAAATTTTATATTACAAAAAGGGGATAAGGTTTTTTATAAGTCATCTAATAATAAAACGAAATCTATTATTATTAACGGTTTATCTGGCGAAACGTTAAAATATGTTGAGAATGGACTTGGACTTGGAAATGTTTTTAAAATACTACGTCCAACAGGATATAAAAAGGTATATGAAGTAGAGCAAGAGATACTTGATGAAGAAGAGAAAAAATATTTGAGTGCAGTGATAAAACCGTTTAAAAATCGAGTAGAATACATAATTAAAAAACTAAGTTCGTGCAATAGTACGGCTGAATATATTGTGATAGAAGTAATTAATGAGGGTTGTATAGCGTTACCTTATTTTAAAAAAGATACAATGTATAAAGGTATGGAAATAGATAAAGAATACACTTTAAAAGAATTGGGGTTAGAATAATGGATTTAAGGATAAGAAGTCAAGATGGAACACTGATATCAAAATTTGATAGTATTAAAACGGCAGGACCAGTAATCCATGTTTACATTGGTAACTATCATTTTTTATTAGGTAATTATAAAACAGAAGAAAGAGCATTGGAAGTATTAGATGAAATACAAAGTTTTATAGAAAACAATTATGAGTCAAATATGCCTAGTCATAGTAACGGTATAATTGCGAATGGTAATATTGTTTTTAAAACTAGACGAGTTGTTTATGAAATGCCAAAAGAATAGGAGATGATGATATGAGTTTAAGAATATTAACAATTATTTATATAACATTATTCATTCTGTGGTTAGTAATTATGTTTACAATGCTATTTAATGGAATGATGATGGGGTTTTTAATGAATTTAGGATTTTTTATAGTTGAAATGTTGTGTGTTTCTTTGTTTATAATCAATATGAAAGATGGTGATAAATAATCATCTTTTCTTTTTGCCTAATTTCCTTTTTAATGATATAATAAATTAAAGGTAGGGTAAATTATGCGTGAGATTACCAAATTAATGGTAAATGATTTTAATTTAAAGAAATTAGGCTATGATTTTGCTGGTTTTCATTTTAATAAGACAAATGAATTGTCTTTTCATCATTTGATCGTACCTCATAGGGATTCTAGGTCTTTTGGTATTGGAGAAGGATATGTTTATTGGAATGGTGCTATTTTGGTGCAGAATACTAGTCATGACTATCTACATTTGATAGAACAGTTTAATAGACCTATGTTTTTGGCGATAACAGATGAGTTAATTAAGGAAAATAAACAAGGTTACGTTGATATTTACAACATAAGACGTATCCATAGTATTATGGAAGAATTTGAAGATAAATATGGTAATGAACGTGGTAAAAAAGGAAAATTATTGATAAAAAGTGAATATGTAAAAAATCGCATAAAATTTTGAAAAATATGTTGACAATTTTTTTATAATTTGATATATTATATTTGTCAGTACGAAAGTGCTGATAACACATTAAATATTGTATAGGGTTGCCTTTAATAAGCACTATTTTATTTTTTGTACATAGTTCATATTAGAACGTGCTATCTCTAGTAGGTAGCATACTGATAGTATAAGGCACAAGATTAGACGTATTCTAATCGATTAAACCCACTGGATAGGCAAAATGTGAACCAGCTGATAACACAGAGTAGGGTAGGTGGGAATAAACGGCATTTATACTATTGGTATGGTATCTATTAAAGATGCCTAAAACAGTAAAAATTATTAAGTATTCCAAGGAAAAAGAAGTATCTTTTGTATGGATGGTATTACGATACTGTCCTAGTTTTCTAAATATCAGGGAGTAGTTCAACTGTCTAGTACAGAACACTTGGTTGAGCCAAGAGGATGTAGGTTCGAATCCTGCCTTCCTGACCGTGTCTCTATGATTGGAATTGGTATACATGCTAGTCTTAGAAACTAGTGCTGGAAACAGCTTGTAGGTTCAAATCCTACTGGAGACACCATTATGGTGAGTATAGTCTAATGGTAGGACACTGGTTTGTGGCACCAGTTATTAGGGTTCAATTCCCTATACTCACACCAATATTGCGGAGTAGTAGCAGTGGTTAGCTCGTTGGCCTCATAAGCCAAAGGTCGTTGGTTCGAATCCATCCTCCGCAACCATTTAGACAAGTAACTCAACGGTTAGAGTTCTCGGCTTATATCCGAGCGGTTGTGGGTTCAAATCCTACCTTGTCTACCATATTTAGGGAAATAGCTCAGTTGGAAGAGCAGTAGATTGAAGCTCTACGTGTGGTATGTTCGATTCATACTTTCCCTACCAAAATACACGGATAATTTAATTGGTAGAATGTCAGTCTCCAAAACTGATTGTCTAGGTTCGAGTCCTAGTCTGTGTGCCACAAAGTATATATAAGTAACCTATACATACAGATACAATGTGGTGTTTTCATTTTGTAACCTTGTCAACAGTTGACAAGTCTCCTTTCATAAGAGTCATCATGACTCTTTTTATTTTGACAATTTATGTGTATTATGTTATTATTGTGATAATTGGTGGTGATGTCATGATAAATAGTCTTAGTACCTATTTTTCAAATATGACCTTGGTCGATATTGCAGTTATTTCTATAC